ATAATTTTATTAATCTTTTGATTGATAATGATATTTTAAATGAAAGTTTCACAGGTATTCATACATGGTCAAATAATAATATGAAACATAGTTTGAAAAAAGTTTGTAATTCTGTTAAAAAATCAACCTAAATTATAAGTCAATTATGAAGGAAATTTTGACGCACTTCACATTATGTATTAATAAATTTATTTATGAAAATCCGAATATTTCAATTGCGTCTATAAGATGTTGTTTAATTGCTATAAGCCAGACCTGCCATCCCGCTCATAACACGAAGAATATTATAATTTACAGCATAAACACGTACTTTAGCGGTAGCTGTCCCTTGAACTGTAGAATTTGAGAGAACGAGTTGGAGTGTGGCGTTATCAATTCTGGAAAAGTTACACGTACCAGATGGTTGATGTATTTCTGGTCTCAAGGCAAAAGAATATACATTGATACCAGTATCAGGGTGTCTAGTATGGTGTTGGAAAGGTTGAACCTGGTCGAAATAAGATCCTTCGCGTTCAGAGAAACGATCATGTCCATTTAGTTGGAGTTTAGCAGTGACAACAGGATTTTCACCCCAACAGTGCATGTCAAGGGCAGTCTCAGCTAGAACAAATGTTTTGGCATCAAATTTTTTAGACTGCTTATTATCAATAGATGTTGGTATTTGTGTACTACCAAATGCACTAGTGGAATTTGGTAGAATATCAATCGCATCAGTGTAATTAAATGGTTGAGCACCATGAACCTTGAATAATTGTGATTTAGTATCATCAAGAGATGAACAATAATCAACGTTAGCATCAGGTTGGACAACCCATATTAGCTCCTTAACAGGATGATTAAAATTGAGCTTAATCTTGTTTGACGAGGAACCAACTGATTCATCTCCTGTGAATTGGAGTTGCTCTATTAAGTACTCATGAGGGTTCTGTGTCATCCTGCGTCTCTCATCGGTGTCAAGGAAGATATAGTCAACATAGAGCGAAGCACTAACAAGAGATTGTTGGTAAGCAGTGGTCGCTGTTGTGTTGAGGTTATCCACAGCCCAGAGGCACTCTCCAATAGGTCGAATATCAAGATTAATCTTTACCTCGTGAAATTGGAGAGCAATTAGAGGAAGAGCAAGTCCAGAATGTCTGTTGAACCAGAATTGCAGAGGAACATATAGAGTGGTTTCAGGCAGAGATTCTTTAGGACCATAATTATCATTAGTAGGGACATCAGTAGGGACATCAGTAGCTGGTTTAGTAGTGGCTTCAGTAGCTGGTTTAGTAGCTGGTTCAGTGATATAAGTGAGTTTAGTTGTATTACCAATCATTTTAAAGTATCCTTTTTGTTGTTCAGCAGTCATAGTGAGCTGATTCCTGATGTGCATTGAGTCACCATATTGGCGATCAATGCGTTGACCACCAATTTCTACCTCGACCTGAGAAATAAGTTGCTCACCGATGTAGTCTAACCAACGGGCATAAACCCCAGTATTAGCCGTCGTATTAGCCGTCGTATTAGCCGTCGTATTAGCCGTCGTATTAGCCATTAACTGATTGATTTCAGGTAGTGTAACCTGAAGATATGTGCGATAGGCTAAATCTCCATTTCTGGAAATGGTACAAGTAACTCTTCGGCCGAAATCGGCTTGTCCGTTAAATGTCTGTTCGATCGACTCCATTGCGAAGTTGGTATGGCGTTTATAAGACACCTTCCAAAAAGTATCTACTGGATTACCTGTAAGATACACATCTTGTGCGCCATAGGCGACTAATTGCATTAAACCTCCTCCCATTTTTTATTGTTATAATATTGTTAAAGATAAAAATTTAGTTATTTAATTCTACTTTTTTATCGCAGATTTTCTACCGTATGTTCATATCTGTCAAATTAACAAGATTCCCATCACCATCAATAGTTTGAGTTAGTATATTACCAGTTTCGAGTGCTTTCTTTCGATTTTCTTCAATTGCTTTTTCTTTCGTTTCTCGCACGCGCTTATCAAATTCTTGCTTTGCATTTGCTTCATTTTTCTGTTTTTCGTGCATCAATTTATTTAAGTCATCCTCAAGATATTCTACCCGTCCTGTTTTATATGCTTCTGGATGAAAAGGCATCCAAATACCAACTTGTCCTATAAATACATCATGATTTGGATCATTATTTCGCAATATTTTGCAATATAATTCTGCTTCTTCTTGACTAGAAAAATTTCCGCGAATCTTAATGCCTCGTACACTTGTCTGAAATTTATGATCTTTATTAAACTGCTCATTTAATCGCGATTCATTAAAATCCAAATAGTTTTTAAATTCATCTTCGAGTGAATTTTCAGCAAATAAATTATATTTTTCTTTCTTACAAAAATCTTGTAGATCTTTTATCAAATCGTCGAATTGTAATGAATAGTTGTCTGCCAATAACTTCATAAATTTATTGTACTTTTCCATCGATTTATATAATTCCCATTGTTTTAGAAATTCTTGGAAATGGTAGAGTTCTCGCTGTTTAATTATTTTTTCAGGCGAAATAAAAGAAACACAGGCAAATTTTTGTCCAGCAATAGGTTTATCTTCATCAAGCAAATCAATATATTTAGTATTCTGAAATTCAGACATATTTTATTATTTATATTAAAATATATAAAATTCTATTTTAAGTATGTTTACTAATATATGTTTCTTTAATTCTATTTTTTATTTTTGTTTTTGTTTTTGTTTTTGTTTTTGTCTAGTTTATATTGATATAAGATAAAGTCAATTTCGAATTAGTATACAAATCATTATCTTTGTATCTTACTTAAATTATAACTTAATATATTAAATTATAATTTAAATAATAATCATGACAAAAATTACCCGCTTCCCACCCGAACCTAATGGTTTTCTACATTTAGGCCATTGTAAATCCATATTTATTAATTGGGCCTCTGACAACAAATGTCATCTTAGATTAGATGATACTAATCCCGAAGCTGAAAAAGAAGATTTTATTAGATATATTATTGAGGACATTAAATGGTTGGGTTTTGATCCTGGTCACATAACATATACCTCTGATTACTTTGATAAACTATACGAATATGCTGTTTTATTAATTACTAATGATTTAGCATATGTTGATTTTACTTCTAATGATGAAATTAGAGAACAAAGACACGATGGAGTTGAAAATAAGTACAGATCAGTTGATATCGAACAAAATTTAGCTGAATTTGAAAAAATGAAAAATGGGTCATATGCCAAATCTGAATGTGTACTCCGACTTAAAATCGATATGCAGAATCTTAACCATGTATTAAGAGATCCAATCGCATACAGAATCAGTTCAACACCTCATCATCGTACTGGCTCAGATTGGAAGATATATCCATCTTATGATTATTCTCATGGAATTATAGATGCACTCGAAGGGATAACTCATTCGTACTGTACCGATGAATTTTTCATTAGAAGAGATTTATATTATTGGACACCCACAAAATTGGTCGAACTAGGAATCAATCTAAAAGTAGCTGAAGAAATCGAATATGGGAAATTATCAGTTGAAAATAATATCTTATCCAAACGTAATATTAATAAATTAATCTCTGATGGGCATTTAACAGATTATACAGATCCAAGATTACTCACAATTAGAGGTCTCAGAAGAAGAGGATTTACACCAGATTTAATTAAACAGATAGTAGAATGTTCTGGTTTTGATCGTAAAGAAACTATTATTAGTACAAAATTCATGGATCATTTACTAAAAACTGCTTATAATGAAAGTGCAATTAGAGTATTTGGTGTAATTAATCCATTAGAAGTTCTAATTAGATTGGATGAATTGATTGAATTAACAGATGAATTGACTAATCTTAATAAATGTCTAATACATCCAAATCATCCATTTAAGGAAATGGGTTCTCATCAGATTCATTTGACAAATAATATTTGGATAGAGAAAGATGATTATTCGGATAAAGAGATCAAGGGATTTTATCGTTTTATGCCAAATAATAAACTCAGACTAAAATACGATAATGATGATTTCTATCAAATGACACCTACTGATTCTGTTTGTTCAGAATCTAATTGTAATAAATCTAAACTAATAATTACGAAAGCCGATGTATCTGGACTAAATATTAAAAAAATAAAAGGTTGTATTCATTGGATAAGTAAATCAGAGGCAACCAAGGTGATATATGAGCTTTTTACAGAATTAGCCCCTAATGGTGTTTTTGATTCAAATTCTGTTATAAAAAAGATAGGTTATATACAATCATTTGCAGTAAAAAATTTGGATAAAGTATTTCAGTTAGAGAGAATAGGATATTTTAAGTTTGATAGATATGAAGAAATAGATGGCGAGAAGTTACCGGTATTCATTCAGATAGTTGGCTTATTTGATAATAATAAAATTTAAATTTAGTTATATAATAATTTTAAAGTTTGAATAATAGTATTTTTATAATTATCATTTAACCATATATTATGTGATGCATCTAATAATATATAAATAATATGATTTTTGTATTTACTTAATATACTATTTTCTTGCAATACCATATTATTATATTCTTTCATAATTATATCATCTTTGGGATCTGAATTAAAATCTCTAAATGTAATAAATGGTATATCAATTTTTTCATAATTTTGTTTAATACAAAATTTAGTATGTGTTCCTCTAACATAAGCAAAAATTATATTTATATATTTTGAATTATCTTTTTTATTTTTGATTTTATCTATAATATTATCTAATGTTTTTTGATTAGAAATTTTAGGAATTATTTTTCCTTTATTTTTCCAAGATAATAATCTTTGTTTATTTAATTCATTACTAATCCAAGAGCCATCTAATGATATAATATATTTAATATCATTTTTATATTGTTTAGCAAATTCACATGCATAATAAATTCCATGAGAATGACCTATAATAATATAAGGAGCTTTATAAATTTGTTTATCAATTGAATTATATAATTTTGTAATATATTTATCTAGAAAAAGATCATCATAATCAAGATAATCAATTGGTTCATACATTGTTTTCATTGTTTTATTTTCACTATAATAATAAAGATTACTATATGGAATTTCAGGAATAAAAACGGTATCAATCCTTTCTAATAATTTAATAAAATCATTTAAATTATATTTATCATTATAATATAGATAATTTAAAGTTTTTTTAGAACATCCTAAACCATAGAATAATATAATTGTCATTATAAATTTAAATTATAATTTAGTAAAAGATTATAATTTAAATTTATCCTTGCTAAAATCTGCAAATATTTTCTTTGAATGTTTATGTAAATTTCCAGGTGTTAAGATTTTTTTGAACATCAGGATCAGAATATTTTCTCCCAATTAATCTTTTTATGTTATAAATTGTATTATCAGGATTTGTTTCAATTTGATTTTTGCAGATTCACCAATTTATATTTTATTATCGCATAAATTCCCAATATGAAGTTATCAATAAAAGATTTAATATTCTTATATCATGATTAATAAAATCATCATAATAATATAAATCATGAAATAAACTAAGAACTATTAATTCATTTAATTCTGTTTTATTTAGTGAGGGTGGGGGATTATATAACCAATAATTTGCCATCAAAAGACAATGAATGGAAACACTAATTGGATAATTAAAATATCTTCTTTAGTTTGCTAAGTAGTTTGTATCCTAATTCTAATTCATCGTTTGTTTCTGATAAAAGTTGTTCAATATCTGGCATTGATTCTAGACCCAAGTTTTCTAAATTTTCATCAGATTTAGATTTTATTTAATATTTATAATATTTATTATTAAATAGTTAAAAATATTTTTATTAGATCTTTTTGCTATCGTATTTCAGATAGCAAAATATCTAATCGTCTTATATTACTATCGTATTTTAAGATAGCAAAAAATAATATATAAATTAATATTATATAGAAATGAAAGTAATCGACTTTTTAAAACGTTATACAAATATTGATCATAATTTTATTGAAGATTTTTATGTATTTTACGATGAAAATAAATCAGATTATGATTTTGTTATTGATCTTGAAATAATAGCAAAATGGTTAAATGTTAAAAAATTCCATCTTAAAGAATTGTTAAAAGTTAATTTTATCAAAGATAAAGATTATAGTGAAATTAAATATACAGATAAAAAACAAGGCAAAGGTGGACATAATAAACTAAACGTAATGTTAACATATGATTGTTTTAAAATGTTATGTATGATTTCTAGATCAGAAAAAGCTAAACAAATCAGAGAATATTATATTGAAATCGAAAAACACTTATTCAAATATCGTGAGGAAATAATTGAATCTCTACATGAAAAAATAGGCATCAAATATTCAAATAAAAAAATTATGGAAGAAAATAAAAAGGAACATATTATATATGTTTTAAAAGTTGATAAAACATCTGATATATATAAAATAGGTAAAACATCAATTTTAAAAAAAAGATTTTCTAATTATAAGGTTGGTAATATTAATGAATATGAAATAGTATATGTTTTCAAAACTAAACCAGAATTATTAGATGAAATAGAAAATTGTATAAAAGTAAATCTTAATTCAAATACATATAATACTAGCTCTGATGAAATAATTAAATTAGATTTAGATAGAATAATAGAAACCATAAATTTTTGTTCAAAAAAAGAGACAAAAACATTATATGCAAAAAACAACGAAGAATATGCAAATAAAAATATGGCTTGGTTTATATTTATTGATAAATCAGAAGATAATGAACATGTTTTTGACCAACTAAAAGATAGATTATTTAATGAATTAAGAAATGATGTTGAAAAATCATCTAAGAAATCATCAAAAAAGCCATCAAAAAAGCCATCGAAAAAGCTATCAAAAAAGCCATCAAAGAAACCATCAAAAAAGCCATCAAAGAAACCATCAAAAAAACCATCAAAGAAATCATCAAAAAGACTATCCAAACAAACCTCAAAAACCTCATCAAAAACAACTACAACTACTGCAAAACCCAAAGCTAAATTAGGACGTCCTAAAAAAGTAAAAACTAATAAACCATTAGATGTATAAATTAAATGTTTATGTAATTTAACATAAGAAATTATAACTTATTTTGTCATTAAGTTACCAATATGATGATAAAAATCTTTTATTGATAATAAAATATTATTTTTTATACTTAATGAATAATACCAATCCATTTGTGTCCATTCATATGCTAATTGATCTAATTTATCTAATTGATTATTAGTAGAGATTTTAAAAGGAACTAAATCAACATGGTTTCCAATTATTTTTTTAATAATAGGTGATTTAATATATGGTTCAAACAGATTTAATATTCTTATATCATGATTAATAAAATCATCATAATAATATAAATCATGAAATAAACTAAGAACTATTAATTCATTTAATTCTGTTTTATTTAGTGAGGGTGGGGGATTATATAACCAATAATTTGCCATCAAAAGACAATGAACGGAAACACTAATTGGATAATTAAAATATTTTGTTTTTGTGGATTGTGTGGATTGATTTCTTAATATGCTTATAATAGAGAATGGTGCTGGCATTTGATCATATAATAAAAATCTCAAAAATACTTTTTGTAAAATGTTAATTGCCTTAATGTCTAGATTATAACCTAATTTTATAATTGATAAAATATGGTGCTTAACATTAATTTTTATCATATTATTTGTTAAAGATCTTTTCAAACATTTTTTTGTTATGTCAATCCAATGATTTATTATTTTCTTTTTTGCAATATTATATTTATTTGGATTAGATTTATTAGGATTAGATTTATTCAGATTTAATTCATTATCTGCAATTTCTTTAAATTTTAACCATTCATCTAAAAAAATAGGATATTCTACTGATAATTTATTAGATAAACAGTTCAATAACTGTTTTAAATCATCCTTTTTTAATTCTATTAACTCTCTATCTGATAATTTATCAAATGAACAATTTAATAAATTTTCAAAACATGATTGAATTATTTGTTTTGAAAATATATCTTTATTTGATTTAAGTGCTAAATATTTTTTTTTATATTTTTTATATTTAGTTGTATACATCGAAATAATTTATACGAATTTATTATTAGATTAGAAATATTAAAAAGATTAGAAAGATTATTTTGATGATGCTTTTAATACTAGTTATATTTATATTTTGACAGATTTGGAGTAAGCAAAACTATATCTATGACAAGAGAACAATTAATTTCCATTTTAGAAATTAATTACAATGAATTATATCTTATTGAAAATTAAGATCTTTCAATAGAACATTATGATTATTATAATCTCATTTATTAAATTAATTTATGTTATTTAATATTTAATTTATATTAAAATTAAATATATATATACAATAATATTATTTCATGATTTTAAACAAAATAATCCAAGGTATTTATCAATTAAAAACATTAAGTTTATTTTCAAAATGTTCTGATTTGTCTAATAATTTAGAAATATATATGAAAAACAATTTTCCACTTCTTATTAAAAAAATGATTTCTAATTTAGGTTATATATATATGAGTTTATCATCTGTTTTTTATAAAAATGATGATATAAATGATGATAATAAAAATCAATAAAAAAACTAAGAACAAAAAACTAAGAATTAAATATATATTATTATTTTGTACGATCATCTGTAAGTGTGTATTCTGTATCTAGACCAAGTGCAATAAGTGCTGCGCCTAATATTGATCCTTTTGGAATCGGATCAGTACTTAATGCTACTTCACTTTTTGCGAGATTTCTTAAAAAATTAATTATTTCTATGCCAACAAGATCTTCATCATCTGTAATAAACATTTTTATACGTTGCCACGTTATTAAAAAGGCGAATACACGTGGATTCAAACAATATTGAAAATCATAATCATATGATAACTTTCTCATGTCTTTTGTAAATCTATCACGCATGTCATGATTTTGATCTAATTGTAATTCATTAAGATAAGATGCTTGACATGGTGAAGAGAAAACGGATATTCGTATTTGCTTACACCATAGCTGTCTGGGCCAGATATTTTCACTGCAATTTTATCTAAGCTATAACCAGATGATTCATATACATTTGACATTTTTAAATCTATATTAGAACTAATTATCATATATATTGTTCCTAATTTTATAAAATTCAATTTTATTATTTTAACAATTC